TACAAAGAATTTGATAATTTGGCGTTACCATTGCAGGGCACCGAAGCCCAGGGAAACTTTCACAAGATGCTTATTGCGGTTATTGTTTTACCGTGTGATATGCTTAATGATGGTGAATTTTACTTTTTAACAGATGATGAGTTCGAGATTTTAAAAGCGGTTGAAAATGATAACGCCTGAATTACTGGCTAAATGGATAATAGATAACTGTGAAATTCAAAATGAAGATCCATTATCAAAATATATTTATTCAAAGAAAGGTAATGTAACTATTTATCATATCCCAAATTCGGTTTTTATGAATTTTGATATACCTCAAATAAAAAAACATTACTCTCATTTTTCATGGCAAACTGATTCAAGATGGAATTATTATGAAGTTTGCACCGAATTAAGGGATTTAAAACAATTGAAAAATGGATAAACCAAAAATAACAGTATATAGCAGTGAGGGCAAATTCATTTACGTTTGTCCTTTGGTTGATGAAAAATACCGTTATCCTATTCGTACCTTAGAAGGCATTTTTAATATATTAAAAATTCTTTGGATGTTAGAAAAGGATGAGCGCGGTATGTATATACATGCTACTAATTACCCGTTATATGATACACAATTAAATTAAAATGGGAACTAACGAAAACAAACCCAAAGTCACAACCCGCCAGGGATCAGTAACACAAGTCGGCCCTGATCCTATATTTCACCTTGACGGCAAAAAGAATAAAGTAAAAGTTATTAAAATAAAACGCGGCAAATAACTATGCCGCAGCTGCAGCCGGTAAAACCCCATCAGTTTCTGGCTTAACATCCCCGGCCTGTACGCTTGTATCCCCAAAAGACCAACCTTCGTTAATCAATTCATAATAATATTTATCCCCTTTGCCATCGGTGCGTAAAGGCATCTCCAAAACGGTTAGCCATTGGTCAAGCGTTATAACATTATTTTTAAACTCTTTCTCCAGCGCTATGTCGTTAGATTTACGCGCGTCAGCCGTTTCCTTAGCTTCTGCCTGCAACGCTGATGCATGGGCAAATGAACCAAAATAACGCAAGTTATTACCCTGTCCCATTAATGCGTTGCTTAACTGCTCAAGCCTGCTCTCGCTTTCGGGTATTATGGTTCCAGTATAAAGCATCTTTTCGGCTTTTTCCTTATTGGCGAAGGTGGTATCTTTTGACCTTGCCATTAATTCGGGATAATAACCGTAAGCGTCACAAAGCATATTGACACTGTTTTGTATGGTTTCCGGTAATTGCAATTCAGTCATTGGGCTACCTATCTGCTGATAGCTTAAATTGGCCTCTGTAATGATTACCTGGTATTCCTGACCTGTTATTCCATAACGCCTAAAATCTTTCTGTACGGCGTCTTTCTCGCCGTCTGGAAGCGGTATATGACCAACGCTGTCTTTAGCCTGATTGCTTAGTATTCCTGTAGGGCCTTTGTTTACAATCAGTGAGTTTGTCCCTTTTAATGCAGCAACAATGTTTGACACTGGATACTCTAATGATCTTAAACGGCTATCAGGTATACAAAGATTGATATCCATATCAGTGCCGAATCCGTCATCAAATATAAGTTTAAGGTTTTCGGATGGTAAAAATATATTACCTGTTGACCATTGCATTGTATAGCCTTTAAAAATACCTTCTACCGTTGTTTGCTGTAGCCAAAAACCTGTAAACTGAACATTAAAAAGCCATGGGGGTATGTTCCAAATTGCTGTAACTTCTGCCGGCATACCGAAAGGCCTGATTATAAAAACAGGGCAATAGCCAAATATGTCAAGATATGTATTATGCTGCGCCAAAAATTGTTTTTGCGTTTGAAGGGGGTTAGGCCGCTTTAGTATTTGCCGGAATGCGGCAGCTTGCGGCCCTGTCGCCGGTTTTTCAGTATTGGTGTTTATTACATCTATATGTGCAACGTTAAACGCTTTAGCGCGCTTAGAAACGATAGATTTAAGCGGTGCACATTCATTGTACGCCCGTAGATGGTTTAATTCGTTATCAAGCCCGTAAAGCAGGTTAAACCCGCTGAATATACCACCCCTGTAATTACCCGGGTTTAATACTACATCTGATAAGGATAGTTCATTAGCCCATCCTGGCGGCATACTCATAATTTATCTGATTTAATTTCAACGCTTAATTTGGGTAGTACGCGGTCGGTTATTTTTATCCATTCGTAAACATCTATTACTTTAGGTGGTACGCTTCCAATAACTGGATATTGCGTTAAGGTATAATAAAGTAACGTTTCGTAAGTTTCAAGCCAAACAATTTCATCTTTAATTTGATGTGGAAACCAGGCAAAAGTACGCCTTACTTTTGTGTCGCCAATGCGATTAGTTTCGTTAGCTATTTTTGACTTAAATACCATTATACAAACATAGTTAAATATTTTTTATTATTCCCAAGCGTTTAAGGTATAGGGCTATGTACCGAGCAGGGTCAATTAGGTGATTGTTTTCATCTTCCGGGTCTTCTAAAACTATACCATAACGATCAACTTGCCTTGAATAGTTTTCCTGTTCATATTTTAAATTTAATGAACTTTCTGTATAAAATACTTTTATGTCATTAAGCAAATCTATTCCATCTAAAATTGATTTATTTGACGCGGGAACCGCATATACCCATCCTGCTTTTCTAAGGCTGGAAGTTTTTTCGGGCCGGTTGGTATCGCATACAATTTTACGTTTTTTTTCAATTCCGAATTTGTTAAAATACCACTTTACGAAACCTTCGTCCTTCTCATCAATTTGCGCTCTGTCGGTAACCGTTAATTTTTCTTTTAATTTACCTTCACTTAAATAATTGCGCTCATGTAAATATAAACAGCCGTCTATATATTTTGCATCCAATATACCCCAAGGATCGACCGACCCCCAATCGATACCGGTATAAATTTCCGTTATTAATGAATTGTAAAAATCGTCAGTAACCTCATTCCATTTAAATATCCGGTTTGGTTTTTCGCTCTTTATACCTAAACCATAGACAGCCCAATTAAAATCATTTCCCGATCCCTTTCGTTCATTCTCTTTACACCTTAACAACTCTTTTAGTTGCCCTTCAGTAAATAAAATAGGATTGTTTAACGCATCATATTCCTTTGCCTGGTGTTCACCTAAAACAATTCCAATGTGAGAATATTTTACAGTTTGATACGACAGTATTTTTTTACGCTGCTCTGGTGGGCAAAATGGGTTATCTTTAAAAGTGCTGTGGATGACTAAAGTACGAGGGTCTTTTTTTAATTCTTCAATCCAATGGGCTTGTTTAGGGTTCCAGTCAATAAAAACCATGTCTGTAGTACGCATGTCTAATTGATCGAAAGTATCTTTACTGATTTTGTAAGGTTCGTTAAACCAGATTACTTCTCCCTGGTAGCCATGTACTTTATTTACATCATCGGTTCCGCAAACCTCGATAGTGCTTTTTGTTGGAAATGTGTAAATTGATTTTGTGGAGTGGAAATTTACCCTGCTGTAGTTTTCGAGGTCTGGGTAAACCTTTCCCATGTCATAGCCTACGGTATCCCTGCAATCCTTAGCCGTGTCGCGCCAAACGGATAGCCTTGCACCTTCTGTTTCTCCGGCATAACAATAATAGGCTTGCAATAATGATCGGGTTTTACTTGACCTGCTAGAACCTTCTAATATAATATAGCGATATTTTTTTGAGCCGTCATCAGCTAATTCGTGGGCTGCAGTCCATATTTTTTGATAGACAATTGTTGCGTTCATTCGTCATCGGGAAGCGGGGGATGTATTACAACATTCATTACGGATGTTCCTTTATTTTCAACCTCTTGTTTGTCAACTAAGCCTAATTCTCGGCTGATAATATTTGCGTTAAACGCTCCAACGCTGGCACCTTCAAACTTTTGGGTGAACATTATTTGCTCTATACGCGAAATGATGCCATAAAAATCTTTGTCTCGCTTTAGTTCTAAATTTAAATCTCTCTTAAATTGATTGAAATAATTTCGGTCACAATCTAAATATAAACAAAGTCCAGACAGTGTATATGGTGTTTCTGTTTCACGTATTACTTCAAAAGCATCTTTGCCTACCCAATCTTTTTTAATCCATTTACGGCTATCTGTATGATTGAAATATTCGGTAGCAGCTTCCCATAATAAAGCTGGTGTTTTAAATAGCCTGTCGCGTCCGTGCTTACTTCTTAACTCCCAAAATTTATTGCCAATAGGTGCGCCCATGATTAATTATTATAAAATAATCCCTTTCCCATTTCGGGGTGTTGTTTATGGTGGCATCCCCCACATAAAGAAATACCATTGTCCATATCTATTCTTAATTCTGGATATTCTGCCCAATGTAAAATATGGTGAGCCTGAATATTTTCTAATGAGCCACAATCAACACATTTATAGTCATCGCGTTTTAAAATATCCCTAATCCATTTCCCAACTAATTTATCACCGCGTTCTATAGATTTGCCAATTATTTCAGGATCTGCAAATTGTTTCCAAATTGGGAAATAATAATCCAATAATCTACTCGCTGCTATAAAGGAATATTTGGGAATATTAGGATTGTGTATTCTTAAATATAAAAGTAAAATAAGATTTGTTTCATATGGAATATTACCATCTTTATATGGATTTCTTTCGTATATCCCCATCAATTTAATTAACCGATCAAGAGCGGCCATCTTAAATAAATAAAATTTATTTTCATTTAATTTAAGGGGCAATCTGCTTTCTAATGTCGAAATATTCATTAACAAATTTAATTTGTTTTGCGGTCATATTCAAATATACCCTATAAGTATATAAGATGCAAATATCGGTAAAAATTAGCTTTAAAAAAACTTTAAAAAAAGTGAAAATAAATTTGGAAGTTATATAACTTTAGTTGTATATTTACATATCGAAAGCAATAAAGCTAAGATATTAAAAGCTTCTCACATGACACTTGAAACTTTAAAATCAAACAGAGACGAAATAATATCAATCATCACCGAAAAAGTAGGTAATGAAAAGGTAAAAGAAGTAATGGCGTTAATGGTTAATATGATTGGCTTTAGGGGATATGAAGGCTATTCAGTTGCTGAATTCACATTAGCTACTATAAAAGATAACGATGTTAAACCTTACGAAAAGCCTTTTACCCCTACTTGGATGATTAAAGGCTTTGATAGCCAACAAGCATATAGCTTCTTTTTGCAACGTGGTTCTTCAATGAGGTAATTATTATGGCAACAGATTCAAAAGCATTTAATAAGTTCAAGGAAACCAGGAATGCAGAATACATATCAAGGAAACTGAAAAGCGCTGTTAATCTGTCAAAAAACAGCCCTAAGTATAAATTTTTTGCTCAGATACATACCGATAAGCCAATAGGAACCGAAGGGCAATTATTCGGTGCAAGGGGAATGACTGTTGAGGATACTAAGCATAACTGTTATTTCTATATTGAACAGGCTAAAAAATTCAATGCCAATACAGAAATTACAATATTAGAAAATAAAAAACAATACCCTGAATTTGACTGGGTTGAGGTTGAAAGATATTGCGCGTAGGATTATTTGTAGGTTAGTTGTGAAGTGGTAAAAAAGAACATTTGTAGTCAATATATATTTATCACTTATTGAGTTGCGAAATGGTCTTAATTGAACATTTCACAATAATGGATTATTCCGTTGTGCAAACACCGGGGAGCCGTCGCCCCATAATTCGGCGGCATTTTTAAAACATTCCGTGTTTACCGTGAGAAGTTTTCACGGGTAGCCTTTAGCCCCTTCAATGGGGCTTTGGCAGTAGAATGAATATCGAAAAAATACTTGCTTCCAACCTTATTAATACCGCCGAACTTGCGCGGCGCTTATGGCCGGATAATAAAAACCCAAAAAGTAAAATGTCTGTTAAATTATCTGAAAAAAATGGGCAGCGTCTTACAGAAAAAGATAAGGAATATATTGAATTAATTTTAAAAGAAACTATTTTTCATTAAGCAACCTTTCTACCCTTAATTTCCAAATAAAAAAGTGTTTCATATTCGGAATGGTTGCGTGGCTTTTTGTTTTCAAATCTTGTAATAAAGCTGAATGTAGCATCATTAAAGGTTTTTAATTTCTTATTTGATTTTCTCGTGTCTTTCATAACCTAAATCTTTGCGTGGCTTGGGTTTAATGTTGTACTCTTTACGCATTTCAGATGCTTTTACATTTACTGCATACCACCTTCTTCCGGGTAATAGCTTTAATAGGTTTTCTGTACCTGAATTAATGTTTAATAATAGTATTTCTTTTTCTTCATTAGTCCATCGGGTATTAGTCCAAAGATGCTTTTTTAGATATTGATATTTACGCTTTGGTTTAATTTGAATTGGAACGCCAAATATCCTATCGCAAAAGAAACAATTCTTTTTACCACATCTTACGGCTTCAATAGGTTGACGTATTAATGCTTGTTGATTAAATGATAAGCCAGGGAATATATAAGCGTTCATGATGTCATTAATTTAAATCCTTTTTTTCTTATAATTGTTTCGCCTACTCTTTTTGTTTTTCTATCTCGCTTTTCATATACGTATTTTACAGCATCTTGAAAATGAAAGTCGAATGTTTCTTTATCTGCATTGATAGAGAATTTAATAGGGGTTGTTTCAAAATCTATTTCTACATCTCTTAGTCTTTCCCCCATTACACATTTTTGGATTTCAGCTTCTTTTTTTCTTTTCAGGCCTGTTAATTCGCTTGATAAGTCCAGTACCTTTTTTTGCAATTCCTTATTGCGTTTGAATACTACGTTTTTATCATCGATGTAAGTGTTTAGATCAGCTTCAACCTTTTTAAGATGGTTTGTTAATCGCCTGTTTTCAAGGTGCAGGTTTAAATGCTCATGCTTTTGTAAAGCTATTTTAAGCAGATATACCGCATCTTGCACGCCACGGATATAATCTATTGTTTCTCCGGTTATATTATCGGAGAGGGAATACAGGCGTTCGTATATGTCTAATATGTTATTTGTCATGATATTTTATTAATTCAGTGTTAGATTTAACATAAAGTGGATGCTTTGGGCTCCCGTTCATGTTTATATGAAGGGCAAATGCATCCGGGAACATTTCTTTTACTTGTTTATCGCGCCCCAACACATTGAAATTACCCCAAGCAAAAACTACTTTATCGCATTTATTCCCGATAGCTTCTAACCACATATCGGCAGCGAAGATATTACCCTCTTTAATGTTTAGTTTTTTAGGGTCGGTGCTTATGAATGTAAAAAGGTTCATCATATAAACACCTCCGTAATTCCATGATTTAGCCATTGACATAACGCGCCTTATAGTAGGATCATTAGTAATAGAATTTGCGGTCGATGGGTTCAACCCTATAAACATTATTAAAGGTTTATTTTTATCCCAAATCCGATAAAGCCAAATACGATGTTTCCCGCAGTCGGTAAATGCGGCATTGCTTTCTAACTTATTTTCATTTTCGAATAATTCAGTCATTGTTTTAAAATAGTTGTTGTTGTATGTTTAAATTATCTTGTCAAGTCGTTTTTTACTAAGCCCTAATTTTTGCGCCTCTATTGGATTTGCTTCTACCCAATTATGATGGGTAATACAAAGTGATTTGAAAAACCTTTTATCTGTAAGGAAGCTGCCACATCTGCCGGCTGCATGATGCAACGTAATTTTACGGCTCGTGCAACCTGGATACTCGCAAACTGGATGCTCTTTAAAATAGTTATCCCTGCGATTGCGATAAACTTTAAGTGCTTCAGCCCTTTTTTTACTTATTGGTGAAATAGGGGGATTAACTTTAAAGGGCTTTGCTGTTTTGCCATCGGTGGTTTGAGTTAATGTTTGCTGTCTTTTATCTACTGCTTTTTTGGCGTAAATAAGTTGAGCACAATTTTTACAATTGCCATGGGAAAATATAAAGCACGGATCGCCGCACGTTTTACATATTTTATATTTTTGTTTAATTGTACTCATGACTTATAATTAAAAGGCTTTGTTGAACGCTTTAGAGGGGTATTAGTTATCATAAATTTTAATTAAAATATCTCATTAACTCTTTACCTGCCCATTCTCCCATATGTACAGGTACAGCGTTTCCAATTAGTTTGTATGTACTCATTTTGTCGGGGAAAATATAATCATCAGGGAAACCTTGTAACCGGGCATATTCGCGCCGGGTAAAAGGACGCAAGCCATATTTATTATCTTTTGTCATAACAAGTCGGGTGCCTAAATCTTTAGCATAATGAGCAACGCACGTTGGCGCTACGGCATGTGCATTATCGGGATTTACAATAATTGGCTTATCCCGGTATTTTCCATTGATACGGCTGATAACATAATCAGGCATATCATATACCGGGTTCTTTTCCAGTATATCTTTTATACTTTGTGTGTTTTGTTTTTTTGGTTCGCGCGGGTTAAATGGTTTTTTGGTTCCGATCAATATTAATCTTTTCCTTTGTTGAGGTAGCCAGTTTAAAGCATCCACCGGGCAAAAAACGGTAACATAGTAATTTGGTAACTTTGTCATTGCCTCCATAACCACCTCAAACTTTTTCATGCCGGGCACATTTTAAACAACATAAGCTTCTGGGCTGTGCAAAGCAACGTGACGAAAGAAATGTAAAAACAAATCATCACCGGTGCGCGTTCCGTGTATGTCAGCAATTGCACTATATTTTGTGCACGGATAAGTACCGATTATTATATCAGATCCGTCCTGACTTAATACGGTAATATCTTTTATGTCCCGGTGTAAAACCTTGTGAGAGGTAGGGAAATGCGCCCGGTTCAAATTAAGAACCTCTATCGCATCCGGGTCAAGGTCTAATGATTGCTTTACTTCTATCCCCGCTCGTATCATGCCTAAATCCATGCCAGCAGCCCCGGCGAAATAACTATTTGCTGTAGGTGTGTATTTCATTTGCTTTATCCCCTATATTATATTAAAGGCTTTCTAAGTGCTTTTTAAGCTTAGTTATATTGTCGCGAGTTACCTGGATACAGTCAGTTATGAATATTTCAGCCAACCCGCTTAAAGGATGTTCGAATGTTTTATTGCATCCTATAGTCATAATGGTTTTACTTTCTTTGCCTGAAATAGCTATTCTTACCTGTCCGTTTTCATATTCAGATAAGGATATTAAATCCTTTTCAAGCCTTTCGATCTGTTTAACAGTAGAATTAATTTCTTTTAAATTTTCGTATTTCATTTTTGGTTTGTGTTATATGTTATTGTTTAAAATATTTTTGTAGTTTTTTATTAACCTACATGGCTACATTACCCTGTAGGGGGTGGTTAACTTATTCTCTTTAAAAAGGTAATTCAGGTATTAAATACCACTCGGGTTTATTACCTAAATAAACTTCAGGCATATTTCTCTCACTATCATTAAACTGGCTGCCTGTGGCGTCTAAAATACGGCCATCGGGTAATTGAAGCCAGTAATGATTACATGTCATATCATATACGTCACCTGTTTCAATATCTCCGCAAATCAAGTCAGTGTTAACGCCCAAAAAATGTAACCATCCTTGCAAAGCGGTCGATAATGCAAAACATTGTAAATCGGGTTTTCCTTTCCCTAAAAATCCCTTTCTAAAAGAGGTTGCCGTTTTTAATAATTCTTTATCGTTCATTTTATTTGAAGTAAATTCCTTAACGTTTGCAGTCTTTCAAGATACGGATAAAAGGTAGAATTTCCGTCATTTTCCTTCACAAAATCGATGTGATTTATAATAAAACTTGGCACATCTTCGATGAAAGAACAGGCGTTTAATCTTATCGATTGAGGTACGTCAACCCCGGCAAAAAAAGCTTCCAACCCGGATATATCCCAACTACCTGTATAAACATTTCTATGGCTTGAATTTGACTTGCTGGATATGTGTATTTTATTTGCCATTTTTAGTTTTCTTTAGCCCAACTTTTTAAAATAGTTTCCGCGTCAAGTTCGATTAAGTCCGGGTTGATATTGCAGATTATTTCAGCCTTTAATTCCCAAGGATATGATGTTAATTCTTTAAATCTTACAAAGGCTGTATCAACACATTCAGGACCGGTAAACATTTCGAAATAAACCAATTTATTATGTCCGTTGCTGTGCATATTCGGTAATCCTTTGTAAAATTTAACCGCCTTTTCAAGGTCTAAACAATACACTACATGAAAGATTGAATTATCGGGTGTAGCCATGATGTAAACAAACTGCCTGGTTATTACCGGCGCTTCTTTTTTGGGTATGTGTATATAGGGGTTGCTCATGATGCCTGATTTATTTTTACCCAATCATATTTTTTTGTTTCGCCGTTATATTTTGCATCCCATCCAAGTTTAAATAAATGTTTCTCGAAAGGTATTCTATCTGATTTAGGTAGGCTGTTGTAATAATCTTCATCGTAATAATCAATGAATATTTTAGCCACAACATCGGGGACGGAGATATTTTTATTTAGTGGTTGTAGCTTTGGATATTGAATTTCATCTTCCCATCTTCGATTATTTAAGAATGTCGCCGGGTACGGTAATGAAATCCTTGCATCGCGGTATTTTTTCCAATCAGGAACAATTTTTATAATTTGCTGTTGTGTTTCAAAATCTATTTTTGCCCAGGCCTTTCGACTTTCGGCAATTCCAATTTTATTAGCGTATAAATTCCAAAATACCATGAAGCTTCTTTCGTTTTCGCCATTTTCTTTTTGGGCGCAACCTTTTTCTTTTTTCGCCTTTTTTGGTTTTAATCCAAAATCACCAAAAACACCAATATTATTATCTTCATTGTTAATCTTAAGAATGTTTATCTTAGTGTCAACCTCCTTTACTACGGGTGGTAAATCTCCTTTACTACCCTGGTAAATGTCCTTTACAGGGTAGTCAATGTCCTTTACTACCCCCTCATCCATAATATACATTGGAAAGTAAATATTAGCCTCATGTTCACCAAGTTTTGTTTTACGTTTATCGGCAACTAAAAACCCTCTTTCTATCAGTTGTTTTATGCCCTTTATGACAGTCGGCTTTGATATCTTAAGATTTTCGCAAATGGTTTTTAATGACGGATAGCAGGATTGTTTTTCGCCGGCATAACTTACTAAAAGAGAGTAAATAGCTTTGCCAAAAACATCCACCTTTTCATCAGTCATTATTTCCCGCTGAACAATGCCATACCCGTCTTTGATCCTGGCTGTCTTCATATACTTTTTTCAATAAATTCTTTAATCATTTTTTCAGCATTTAGGCAGCGCAGCCTAAAAGTTGTATTGTTTTTTAATAATTCTTCAGCACGTTCAATATTGTTATAGTAGTTGCTGCGATGATAGTTTAAGGTATGTGCTATATCATCAGGAATAATACCCGGAATGCTTGTTTTAAGAAGATAGGTAGCACATTTACGGGCATCAACATATTCTCGTTTGTTGCTTTTTAATTTTATGCTTTGGGTAGTAATCATAAACTGTATACAAACGCTTTTTATAACAGCCTGCTTTAGAACGGAAATACTAATATTACTTTCCATATCTTTTAAAACCTCGTCCCTTATAAATGGCTTTTCTATCCGTACAGTAACATCTTGTCCTAATAATTCAGATAGTGATTTTGAGGCCTCCGAAAGTATTCGGTGGGCATCAGATATTAATCCTATATCGGTTATCTCAAGCATTTAAATTAATTAGGTTTGTTTTAAAAATTCAATCAACAATTCCGGTGTATCAAATAACTTTTCTACACCATTTAATATTAGTTTTATTTTGCCGGAGTGATGTAAATCAACATCCTTTATTTGCTTTTTTAATCCCGCTTCACGTAGCTTTTGCTTTATCTCCTGACGGTATGTTTTTGGCATAAATTATTAAAGCTATTTGTTTTGTAATGTTGTTATTTCGCATTAACCGGGCAACCAGAATTTAACGCCAAATAAAAAGTTATTATCATTCTATACTTATATATATTTTTAGAGATAAAGTTGCGTTAAATAGCCTTAAAATCGTTTTTAAAATTTCAGATTGCATACACATCTATAATACCTCTGTGCTGTATTTTGTACCGTTTATTTTGCGCTTTTAATTTTAAAAGTTTGCCCATAAAAAGCAATGTTTCTTTTTCACCGATTAAATCAGGAAGGTTGTTAAAGTGAACCGTTTTTCTTATCCTTTTTACCAAACGCGGTTTTATCTTTTCTTGGATTGGCATCCAGGTTAATCTAAAATTCTTTTCGAGAAATGCTTCGTTTATTTCCATAATATTATCTTACTAAATCAGCGAAACCCATGCGTGAATAAATTTCAAAATTGTGATCGAACGCCCCTTTACACCTGTTATTAGGTTTACGGTTAACACCTTCAGTTCCGTGGCATATTTGATGTGCTTTGAATAGTGTACGTTCAATAACTTCATTAGCTTGTCTCAAATCCCGCCATTTGCCTCCAACATCTCTAAAGGGGCAGCTTTTGCAATTAGCTTTCATTACTGGTAGTGTTGAACAATCTATTTTCATGATTAATTATTAAAGGTCAAAACCATAATTAAATTTAGCTGTAGGTATATCGCTTACTTCGTTAACCAATCGGCATATAGGGCATACAGGCCTGTTAGTAGGTATGTGCCAATAAATAGTATCATGCCCGCAAAAAATACAGCACTCGTGACAATTGGTGTCTTCGGATAATTAAAGGGGTTCGGCTTCTATATGTATCATGGTTAATAGCGATAAGGAATGTTTGGAAACTCTCTAAATTTTATACTTTCGGGAAACTCATCTATGTTACCTCCGTGCCTGTCTGTCATTCCCATTTGCTTTGCAAGGTGGGTTCCGACCTGTTTAACAAATACGGGGACATTGGCATTTATACATTGTAGTGCCATTTGCTGCAACCATCCAATTTCACAGGGTCGATATTTATATTTACCAACATCATTACCGCTTTCTCCGCCCAATATTACCCAACTCAATTTATTATACATGTGCCGATCACCACCCATTTGATAACGGTTATATAAATATTTGTCAAGGTTGAAATATTCAGTTAAAGGTTCAGCACTTAAAAAATGTGTTTTAGATGGAACTTCTAACAAATAATCAATCCTTTTTACGCCCATTAAAGTACCTACAGATGTTCCCAACCAAACATTATCCCATCCTTCGCCCCAATCAGCAGGTAAACACATCCTAATTCTTTCGGGTCTTTTAGTAAGTATTTGAAAGGTAAGATGAGGGCATTTTCTTATTATGTCCCACGCTTCATTTCTGTAGGTATCAATTGCCTCGTGAAAGAAATCAGTTAATGAAGACGTAAATATTAATGGGTTGCCACTCCAACATTTTGAATGTCTTTCCCGATAGTGAAGCGGCAGCGTAAACACTGTTTTTGTTTTAATAACCTCATCCGCTTTATACCGGGTATCGTTAAGGCTTTGGCGATACATATAACAGTATTTACAATCAGCATCTACCTTTGTGCATCCCCTCGCAACGTTCCAGGTTGCATCAGTCCATTGAATTTCAGATTTGTTTCCCATTTTTTAATTTTTCAAATTCTTCAACAGGCATAAAGCAATTCTCAATGCCTGTAATATTTTTTATCAGTATTTTGTTAGTCGCGCAAAATCCCTTCATCTTTCCTATTTCGTTCCACTCTTTTTCTGATAGTATAGTATCAGGCTGGTCTTTTATGGATATGCGGACTATGGATATTTTATTGGGCATTAATTTTTTTCGGGTTTATAGAATGCTTGAAACTTAATCTTCTATGTCAATCGGCTGTATTAATTTCTTACTCCATTCCGGTAGGTGCATGTTTATAATGCCATAATTGCCACTTTCGGCAAGGCTTTCAAAGCCAGGCCATAGCCGTTTTTCTTCACACTCTTTAACCGTATCAAGAGCATACCGATATTTATACTTGCCGTTCTGTAAGTCTTCACCGTCCCACCAAAAAACGGCAGGCAAATACGGTGCTACTGTTTGTAGCATTATCATAATGGTACAATTAAATTTACGCCCGGTTACCTGACTGATAACTTCCTGATACATCCCTTCTGATAATTCATATTGAAACTTAGCGGCATCATAAATGAATTTACCTATAGTTGGAGAGGCGGTTGTTTTAAAGCTTATAATAGCGTTAACGCCAATATTTTCTTCTATGTTGAATGAATCCGGCCTTACCTTAACCTTAATTCCTGTGGCCTGATCGGCTGCGTAAAACGAACGTTCGTTAATAGCACCTTTTAAAATCATTGGGATTATACCCCCGGCATATTGGTAGTAATTCCTTTTGATAATATCAATAATTAGCTTATGTTCTTCCTGGATCATTACGAATTTACACTCGCTTTTAAGGTTTTGCAGATAGGCTTTCTTTTCGTCAATTTTCCATGCGCCAATTTCAACCCCTGTGCATTTATTTAACTTTTCGTAAAATAATATCAGATTAACCACACCATCGGTAGTAGCTAAATTTACGGTAGGCTCAACCACGCACATATCAAAAAGCTTAGGTTCCAAAAATGCCAGGTGGGCAAATGTTCCTAATTCAAAATGCGACTTCTTTTTTTCTTTAAAATTCGCCTTGTCGTTCATGTAAAAGAAATAGCCGGCAGGGTTTTTAATAACCTCTTTTAGTGAAGATGAACCAGCAGCAACCGATCCTAAATATTCATCCATAGTATCAGCTTTTATTTCGCCGGCGTTTGCTAATGAATTAATATCAATTTCTACTGGAGGCTCTGAACTATGGGTTAATATATAATCAAGCATTTCCGATACTTCCGGGTAATCATCGGGGTTATAAGCAAGCGGATTTAGTTCTTCAACTTCCTCCGCATTGCTTAAACCTTTAAAAAGGTTCTTTTCCATTTAGTCTATATTTAAGCGTAAAACTTTAACAGACCAGTTATCTGAATGAAAGGAATTGCTTTTGTTCCTTTTTTTACCCATATAGGTTATACGCAAGGGTGTACCGCGATGTATCTTGTTTGCCTCGATAGCACCCACCAGGCGTTTTGACCCATTGGAAACGCTTTTGATCTCCCCATTAACCTCTTCAAAAAAATAAGCACATTCAAGGTCGATAGGCTCATTTGTCTGTTGATCTACCACCGACCGCATGGCCAGCTTATCAAATAGCACGTTTTTTATTTCGCCGGGGGATTCTGGTGTCCAATAGTCCGCCATTAAATCAAACGGATAAACATTGGCATTATCCAGGTCGGGGAACGTTGTGAAATTGTCGATATCAAATACCGATATTCCGTTTTCTTTTGGCTCAACTGTAGCCACATCTGTGTTTTTGTTCATGATTTTATTTTTATGGTTTTATAATATTTCGGATTTTTCGAGTATGTAAAAACTAACGCGACCTAACAACTCTTTTGCGCCTGACATTATCTGATCGGCTTTAATGTCATTAAAAACAGGTATTTGCATTGTTGTTAAAGAATTGGCAAAGTCTGTCAACTTTTGTTTAACCGGCTTTAGTGCCTCCAGTCGTTCGGTCCTGGCTTTAGCCTTGCGTTCGGTTTCTGCCTTTCTTTCAGCTTCGATACGTTGTTTTTCAAGCAAATCCGCTTTGGCTTTTTTAGCAGCTTCGGCTGCAGTTCGTTCGAGTTCGATAGCCCGCTGTTTTGCTTCGGTATCGGCTTTTACTTTATTTTCGGCAGCAATCCTATCGTTTTCTATTTTCTGTTTTTGGGCGTTAATTTCGTCCTGTTGCCTTTTTAATTCAGCAGCTTGTTTTTCCTGTTCTTCGCGGATAGCTAAAAGTTCCTGACGTTCTTTTTGAATACGTTCAGCCTCTTCTTTTTGAAGTCTTTCAATTTCGGCTTTGGCGGATAATTCCTTTTCGTTTTCAGCCTTTACGCCGTTTAATATTTCCTCAAACTGTATATCGGTAGTGGTTTTAATTTCGGTAGGAAATATCATTATATCCGCAATAGAGTAGTTGCTGCCATTAAAAGCGCAACCGGCTTTTAATAGCGATGAAATACGGATGTTAACCCTTTCCTGTTCCTTGCGTTCTTTTTCCTCTTTGATGCGTTGTTTTTCAACTTCAAATGCTTTTTCCTTCGCCTCTAATCCGCTTTCTATTGGGTCTATAAGGGCAATAATTCGCTTCTCCTCTGCATTAACAGCCCTTTGAAAGCTTAAGGCATCTTCTTTTAAAAGCTTTGATGTTTTCTCAACTTCAACCCGGCGTCCTTTAATAAACAACCTGGCTTCACGAACGTTATCGTACCCGGCTTTATCTTCGATGCCGTTTATTTCCAATATTGAAAACTTTTCTTTCCATTCCTGTATAGTAGTATCAGCAATGTTGAATTTTTGCAATTCGGTTTGAATAAAATCAACCTTTTCTATTTCTAAAGTATCAGTGCTCATTTTTTTATGGTTTTAAGTAGTTTGTCGTTTTGTTTTAACTTCTTTTTAGCCGTTCCGGGTGGCCTTCCCCGCTTTGGTTTATCGCCTGTAACTGGCTTGTCAACCTTAACCGCTTTAACCTTTTCAGGCTTTGCGGATGATATTAATTCAACTTCATTGTAAGCGTGTTGCCAGGTTCCCAAATCGTTCAATAGTATTACTGATAATGGTTTTGCTAAATCAGTATTATTTGAAAGAACAGTACCGGGCAAGCCGAATAATTGGGGCTTTAATGATTTAACATCATCGCCAATTCCGTAATCAGTTTTTAAGCCCACAGCGACAATCTCCTTTTCTTTGGTTGCTTAGTTAAGTTCCAGGCAGCTTGTTCAGTTAATAGCCTATAATAGTTTTGCCGGGCTAAATCCTTTTCAGTAATATCATGGGTTCCGTCAATTACTTTTATAGGTTGAATATTGGCGTTTAATCTTTTCATGGTTTTTATTTTACTGTTTTCCACTTAAACCCCGTATAAGCATCACGTCTTTGTTTAACTGGGCAATGCTTGCAGTACCGGGTATTGTTATTTGGTGTTAACCAACTGTGCTTTTGAAAGGCGCACTTTATTAAGGCTAGCATCATGAAATGAGTGTTATAAATTCATCAATCCATTCAAGGGTTATTTTGGCGGCATTGTTATTTTCCGGAGTAGAACCCTTTGTTATGGCTAAAAACCAACGTTCAGCGGGTCTTTCGCTATCAGGAATTAAAAAAGGAATTTCATTGTGTTTACAGTGCCTAACATTCGCCAGTGTTCCAACAAGGCAAGCACATTCGCCAGTGTATGTTGATCCGTCAACTTTCCCATCGAGTAAGGCTTGCCGCAAACCATTAACTTCATTTTTTGCATATAAAAGCACCATAAAAAAATCGGCTTTTATTGGACTAAGGTTAGCACCACTAAGGTCAGCACCACTAAGGTCAGCACTCCTAAGGTCAGCACCACTAAGGTCAGCACCACTAAGGTCAGCACCACTAAGGTCAGCACTCCTAAGGTCAGCACCACTTTTAACGGCTGCTAAAACCGTATTTCTTAATGTATTATTTTCGGTTTCCAGTTCGAA